GTGCGTAAGCGTTGTGTCGCCATCTGCGCCAAAAGTAATGACTGCGCTGTCAGAGGTAAACGTCAGGTCATCGTCAATGAACAGATCAGGAATAGACAGGTCTTGGAAGGCATCAACCATCGCACCGCCAGAGCCAGCACCGTCAGAGTAAATGGCTTTAGTCTGGCCATTCGGGACTGTGATCGTAGCCCCGCTACCCTGCTTGATAATGATCGTCTGTGAGCCGCTGGTTGCATTCTCTATGAGCCAGAGCTTGCTAACAGTGTTCGGGCCAATAGTTATGGTGCAAGCAGAATCGAGTGTGCCAGTGTACTTAAGGAAAATACTCCTACCGGGATCAGTAGAACCATCAGCGATAGTAGTAGTATGAGTATCAGCGTTCGTCGTGATTGCTTCTGTGCCAAAGCTAAATGCCTCTGCAATTAATTCGAGGTTAGTATTTGTACTCGTGCCCCAAGTACCGGCTTCATCGCCAGTGGCAATCTCTTTTAAACGTAAATCATTAACATAAGTTGCCATTTATTTTCTCCGGCTCTTTGGCTTCTTTTTTTCCATAGAAGCCACATGCTTTTTTAACATCTCAGCTTGTTGTTTGTGAGACTTAGATGCCTTTTCCAAGCCCTTAATTACTTTTTTAACTTTCTGCACCATTACGCTACCTCTTGCCAATTTGGTGTTTGGCTTGTTGATATAGCCGAATAACTTGGCGTTTGATCTGTGTCAATAAGCCCCCAAACATTTGATGGGCCAATCGCTCCAGTAGCACTAACCCCAGTAGGCACAATGTTAGCATCGGCTGTCGTAGTGACAGAACCCACGCTACCTGTTGCCGACACCCCTGTAACTGAAGTGCTAGCTTTTGCCTCAACTGTAACACTACCAACAGCGCCTGTTCCTGCAACTCCTGTAAGCGTAACATTAGCTTTTGCGTCTGTTGTAACGGTGCCAACCGCAGATGTTCCTGAAACGCCTGTGACAGAGGTATTTGCTTCGGCATCAACTGTCGCTGTCCCAACTGCTGACGTTCCTGCATTGCCCGTGACAGGAAGGGTATTGTTTGTAACAAGCGATATGCTGCCAAGCCCACTTGTACCCGCAACTCCTGTAACGGAAGTATTTGCTTCGGCATCAACCGTTGGAATTGTAACGGCACCTGTGCCAACAACTCCTGTGACCGATGCATTAGCCTCTGCATCAACTGTGACTGTACCAACGGCTCCGGTTGCAGCAAGACCTGTGACATCAACAACGTCGGGCGTACCCCACGCATCTTCGCCCCAAGTGCCTCTACCCCATCCATTAATATTTGCCACACGTTAGATCCTATTGATTATGACTTTGATCTTTCTGTTGCTTTATCCACTCTAAGTATTCTTTTAAAGTCATTTGTTTCTGTTGAGCTTGTTGCGCCACAACATGCTAGGCGATTCTTATTATCGCATTTGATGCATCAGCAGTTGGGAACTGAACAGTAAAATCTCCTGCTGTGCTAGTTTTATCACCACCAAAGTCAAGCGCACATACCGCTGGATCACCAGATGCAGAGTCATTAAATATAAGGCAACCACGCGCAGTAACTGTTGCATTTGAAAATGTCAGGTCTGCAAAGTCTGTAAATGCTGTAGTGCTTGATGTTGTTGGATCTACACGAGTTAACGCTGCGCCTTTAGCTGTATAGTTTGTTCCACTAACTTCTTCAGAAGTTGTGTACGCAGTTGTGCTTGCGCCCAAACTCGCAGAGCTTGTATAAAGCGCCAAATTAAATGTGCTGCCCCCAGAGTTTTTGAAGTTATGAACTGCCTCAAGCAACTCTTTCTTAAAACTTGTACACATAGCTGTCGTAATAGCCATTATAGCCTCCTAATTATTTCAGCCATTTCGCTCTGGCCTTGTTTCTCAAGTTCACCACATAACGTAGTTCTGTCGCTTTTTAAAGCTTCCTTCATATAATACGTTATGCAGCTTAACACACTCTGTTTAAACGCCTCTGCTTGTTGAGCAATAACAGGGTGAGACTCATTGCCAACACTGACAATCCGGTTTGTGGCTGTTTCAGCCCAAAAATCTACGTCATGGCCTTTATTTGACGTTGTTACTACATCAAATGCACCCACACTTAATTCAATAGATGATGACATTACTTGGTACTAATACTTGCCTGACCAGTTCGGTAGGCATCTGTTCTGTTAAATCCTTCACCTTCTTTCTTTAACTGCCCAACAGCAATTTCAAATTGTTGTTGATATTGCTGAATAATATCTGGTTCACCTTTCATAAATATATATGCTTGAACAAGGCTTCCGTACAACAACGCATTAGTTGCATTGTCGCCCAACCAGCTAGTGCCTGTAGCCGCGTCTACTATTGATTGTGGCAAATACGAATAGTGCAGTTCTGCGGTAAAATTGCCATTAGGCGTAGGAGCAACCAAAAAGGTTTCATCATCAAATATTGAGTAATACTTTGGCACTCCAGTAGCTGTGCTATCAGGAAATGCTTCTCTAATAAAATTAACATCTTTGAATATCAAAAATTCATATCCAGAGTTATCAATTGCTAAAGAATACGGGTACAAAAAATCGCTAGGTGTAGCAAGATACTGATTACTTTGCGTTAACGTGCCTGTGACATTTTTTCTAAAGTCTGGCAACTGGATAGAACGAAGCAATTGCTCTTCGGTTGTTTTAACAAATACAGGTATATTTGAAACAAAAGTTGTTTCTGTGTTCTCTGTATAGTCTTTAATTGCCTGAGTAAGGGTTGTGTATGTCCAAGCCATTAGCCTATCACCACTGTAACTGTTCCAACTTCACCAGCAATATCCAATCCTACTGTCCTAGAGCCAAGCTCTGTAATGCCGCCACCTACTGGATCAAACGATCCTAGCCTTCTGCTAGCACTAATTGCATTATCTGGTCTTGGGTTTCTAAGCGCTTGAGGGTCAGACATATTCATGCGACCAAGCTCATACTGAGGGTTATCTTTATCTAAAACGTCGTAACCAACTCTAAAGCCTGTATCACGGCCATCACGAATTAATGGCACTAGATCTCTAAGCTTGTATCGAAATCCAGTTACATCACAAAATCCAAAAGCATATTTCCCCCTAGCATAAATACTCAATATCTATACCCTCCGGGAACAAAATATAATGATGACTTTTCCCTATCTGCATCAGAAGCCAACCGCCACTCATCTTCATATAATTGCTTTAGCAGCGTAATCCTTGATGCAAGCTCTGGTTTTTTTAGACTTATCTGATATGCAAGACCTGCAACTAAACATGGCAGGTATCTTGATGGAACTTCTGGATTAGTAGATCCTGTTGATCCAGCGTCAGCTATGCGTTCCATATAGTAAAACGTCAAAACATACGGCTCTGTAGAATCTGGTACAGGCCATAAATTAATAGCATTACCGCTATCTGTTTTTTCAAGCCAAAATTGCAATGGCTTTGAGCTGGTCAACTTGTTTGTCAGATGCGAATACTGCTTGACCGAGATGCGTGTGAGCATTTGATCTACTTGTGTTGATGAATTACCTGAGTTTGTCCGTATAAACGCCTCAACAATATCAAGTATCTTTCCATCTAAAGCATATCGTGAAGTCCCAGCAGTTAATGACTGCGTTCCTTCTTTGATCGTCCATAAATTAAGCCCACGATTCTGCCACTCAAGAAACATGAGGTTAAGGCTGCGACGAGCAGTACGATAATCGTATCCGCTTTTTAACTCAGATCCCGCTCGCTCAAAAGCTTCCTCTATTGCGTCTCCGAGATCTAAGTTAAATGCATAAGTTGACATTCACTGCTACTTCTTTTTAACAGCTTTTCTAACAGACTTTCCAGCTTTCATGCCGGGTGGACGCTTTTTCACAACGCCTTTCTTAGCCATTCCGCCGCCCATCATCTTCTTAGGACGCTTCTTCATAACGCCCTTCTTTTTCATTCCAGCCATTTTGAACCTCCTTCAGGTCTTGATAAAACTTCTCTCTTAGCAAAAATACATGATTAGGCTCGCCCGACCCAAAGGTGTACGAATAATAATCTGTATTTTTTAACTTGTTCGCAGACTCCTGCAAGTGATCAAGCCTTTGAACATACAACATTGCGTAATCGTAATCATTGTGTTGAACAAAGCCTCCATCATCATTACTTTCATTGTTACTATCATCATCTGGATGTGATGACATAACCCAAACATTCACATCATCATATGCTCCGTAACCAATAGAGTAATTTATCGCCTCTATTCTTTGATGGAACATATGAACATTTTGCTCATAATCCAAATCAACAACTATTGTAATGTCATAGTTATCATCAAAATTTTCTATGGCATCATAAACAACGGCAAAACTTTCACTGTGTTTAAACGCTATTTTAACTTTATTATCCTGCCATGTCTTTTTTGCGTATGGACATCCTGATAATCCGTTAATCTCCTTTATTGGCTGCTCTAAAGCACTCTTAGACCAAGATCTAATCTCTTGCCTTATAGAAGCCTCTATATCGTCTTTATTAAGGCTTTCTAGCTGCGCCATACCCACGACGATCCATTTGACGTACAACGCCCTTACGAGGCTCTGTGTGGTACTTAACTATGCCACCAGCTTTCATTTTGCCGATGCCATCCGCTGCAAACTCAGGAACCATTTTGCCGTCTTTTTCAACCATAGGCATTTTGCTTTCTTTCATCCAACTATCCTCATTTCCCTACAAAGACCTTTAGCCATTGTTTTTAATGACTGTACGGGGGTATTTAAAAATTGCTCTAACGACATTTTGTGAGCAAGCGGAATAACAGAATATGTTTCAAAAATCACATATTGCTCTTCGTGATCCAATGAAATCCGAATCCTTACTGAGTCTTTTGGATCTGTAAATGAATGAAAACATTCAAGTATTTTTTGATCAAATTGATTCAATAGATTTATCCGTAATGCTTAATGACGCTCAAACAGACGTTATAGACATCACCATCGCTATGAGCAACCGTAGTAAACATAATGTCGCCGGTAACTCCGGTGCCAGCATTATTTGGAATACCACTAAATTCGCTAAAATCTAATTCGTCTGAGTAATCTGCATTCAACTGCCATGCTAAAACATCAGTGTCTGCATCGAAAAATATCTTTACACCCATACCAATGTTGGTGTACCAAATCTTTTCAATTGTTACTTTTGAACATGCGGCACCAGATACTGGGTCTACTGAAAGAGCAGATACATCTATCTTCTTTACAGCAGCCTCGCCAGTACCGTCGCTTACATTTGTAAAACGGAAGATGGCCTTTCGGGGGCCATCTTGAATCGTTTGTGAAGCTACTGCATCAGCCATAACTGTCTCCTATTACGCTATCTGAACGTACTCAATAATAAACGTAAAAGAGCCAGCGGTGGTTGCGTCAACTGTGTTAGTGATATTGCAATAGATTGTTCTTGCAGCAGAAGTGTACTGAACAGAAGCAGGAGCCGTAGTGCCACTTTGAGTCTGAACAACCAAAGTAGTCAAAGTTACGTTGTGTTCAACAACAGTTGTACCGCCATCTAAAATCTCATCAGTCACTGCTGCAACGATTTGTGCGCCAGAAGACGAAGTACCAACCTCATAGCCAATGTCACCTGTGCCAATAACTGGGGAGGTGTCACAGAAAATTTTAATGTCGGTAATAATGGTATTTGCAGGTTGTGTAAACTCGCCAATTGATGGGCTATCACCTGCTGTAGTGTTAACGGTAACGCCTGTAGCAAAGCCAACATGCTTTACATACTTGCTAGTTACGATTCCAGTAGAAGCAATGTCAACAACTTCAGTAATTGCGCCAGTGCTGCTATTTTCCGAAATAACCTTAAACCCATTCTTTGAGCGGACTGCGCCGCTGAATGTAGTATTCGCCATGAGTATCTCCTGTCGTGGCTAATGTCAGACTGTTCCACGTGGAACATTCTGTCAGGGATAAAAAAAAGGACTACCCAAGTATAACCTGAGTAGTCCTTAAAAGCTCTAGCTAGAGCCGGGTGATCCGAAAATTCCAAGTGGATCAGAAACGCCGAAACTGTAGCGTTCACGCGCTTTATAGCGCACGTTACCAGTATCGAAGTCACCATCCATAGAGTTTTCTAATGCTGCCCGTTCAAAGTGCTTCATGCCATTTGGAACGTCAGTAATCAAGAACCACGCATTTGTATCTGTGAGGTAATGATTTACTGAGTAGCCTTCTGGAATGCTGCCATTTGTATAGATAGCGTTCAGATCATTGTCTGCCGTACCAACACGACCTTCTGTCTGAAGGATACGAGTTGCGGTAAACATCAACGCAGGTGGAACAATCAACTTGCGAGGACGGGCTGCAATCAGCAATCCACGCTCGTCAGTCCATCCTGCAATAGCAATGATAGCTGCCTCTAAAGAAGTTTCGTTCAAGTCAGCCGCCGTCGCAGGACGATTGCTATTCTTGCCGCCACTTACGAGAGGGTGTCCATCACCACCAGTAACGCCATCGCCAGAAGCAGTAAACAAGTTTACGCCGTCACCCGATTGGAATGAGTTTGTAAAACCATTGTTTAATGGCTGTGCAGATTTAACCTGCTTGGTGTATGCCATAGCTCGTGCTAGCGCCTTGGTGTAACGAGCAGAAAGAGAATCGTAAAGATTATCTTCCATCGCTTCCTCGGTGATTGCAAAACCCATAGCTACTGTTTCGTGATTAAAGCGAGCAGTAAACGACTCTTGTGCAGCATCATATGTAATGCTTTCACCTTCGCCTTTTGTTGGTGCTGCGCCAAAGCCACTTAGCTTGACTTCTTCCTCAAATGAACGATCAGAAGATTCTGTGTCGTAGATTTGAGTATGTTCATCTTCGTACTTCGTATACTCCAAACCGAACAAGGCATTAAGCCCCGGCAGGAGTTCTTTAAGCATTTGCGCTCTTGAAATTGCCATTGCTTAGTTCTCCTTAAACGCCGGTTGTGTTTCTGTACGCATGACCAACATTAAAAATGAAGAGTGCGTCCGTGAATGCATCACCAATAGTGCTACTAGGGCCATCATAAAAATCATAGATTCGCAATGGCAAAGTATTGGTAGTTGCAGTTGAATCGGCATCAACAGCATTTTTACTGTTACCGATAGAGGTTGTTCCAGCAGTTTGGATAACATCAAAGTTAGACCCAAGTGCTGTTTGAGCAATAGCGCCATCAGCTTGCATCAAGAAAACCACATCGGGATCACTTAATACATATGCCATAGCATCTGATGCAACAGTTGACGCTGGCCAATACTGGCTAAACGTCATCTGGTTAGTGGTAGGGTCTGTATATTTACAGCCCATAAAAATGCCAACAGTGGTTAGCGTAGCAGTGCCTGTATCTTTTTCGATAGTACCTGCTGCAACCATTTTGACAAAGTCGCCGTTAAAAATAGCAGTTGCATAACCGCTAGCGATTTTAAGATGTTGAACCTTTCCATTGAAAGATCCGCTAGCACTTGTGGTGCTAACTGGTCTTGCCCCATGGGGCGCGGCTGTAGTAGCCATAATTGAGTTCTCCTAACAAATAAAAATAAGTTGTTATTTACCAAAACTACTTACGCGAGTTTTTCGATCAGGTCGGAGCATAGGCATCCGTGGATCATTTTCTCGCATGTAAGATTGGTCAACACTTTCCATTTGTTGCGCTGCAACTCCCTCGTAATGACGCTGGCGCGAATCCGCAACTTCCTGTGGAGCCTTACACAATAACTGACCGCCAATTTCGACACATCCGGGAAACTGAGAGTTATGATCAGGCATAACTTCTAGCTCTGGGTGGTCTTCAAGCTTCACTGGCTCCCATCCTTCTCTAAAGCGCATAGATACATTAGTTGCATCTGATTGCCCTACCATAGATGTACGAATCCATCTAAACGCCCATCCCGGTTGTGGGATTGGATCTGGTAGCAGATTGGGTGGTGTCCACTGCTGCTCTCTAGCTGTGTTATCTCTCGACTCCAATTCTCTTGGTTCTCTTGTTTCGCTCATTACGACATCCTCTGTTTCTGGGCAGCATATTGCTGCGGGGTAATTCCTAGTTTCTTGATAAGCTGGATTTCCGAGCTACTCAATTTAACTTGTGTTTTCTTACCACCACTTCGTTGCGCTGGTGCAACTGGTGAAGATGATGTCCTTGTTTGAGAAGCAGTGCCTTCGTCTTTTGTTTCTATACCAAAAGCTGATGGAAATGAATCCCTCAAAGCTTTATCAATAGCTCCAAAATACTCAGGGGAGTTTCTTTCGACACCCCTTTTCACTAACATCTCGTCAAGCCCATAAGCAAATCCTGTGACTGCTTCGTTTCCGGGCGCTCCAAACCAAGTGTTTTGCCCCAGCCATCCCTGCAATCGCGGGTCAAGCTGTTGCTGTTGCGGTGGCTGTCCCACCGTATTAGCAGGGGGTTGCTGTTGTCCCTGCGCCTGTGGCTGCATTTGAGGCTGATAGTTCTGTATATAAGCTCTATCTGCCTGTATTTGCGCAAGCTGTTCTTGCGCCTCAACCATAGAATCTGTATCGCCCTCTTCATGGGCTTGCTTGTACCTTTGCTTCGCAGCCGTTAATTCGGCTTCAGTGCGATTCTGTACACTCTGAAGCAATGCTTGTTCGCTTTGGCCTACAAGTCCTTGTAAGCGCTGAACCTCTGTTTGGGTTCCTTGTGCAAACTGCACAGCCTCATCTCTTAATCTTTGCGCAGCTTCTTTCTCTCTGCGCTGTTGATGATACTCGTATTTTAATCTGTTTAAACGCTTTTTAACACGCTCATCTTGAACGTCAATCTCTTCATCAATGTTAAACGGTTCAACATCAGATCTTACAGGGCGACGATCTTCTTCTGGAGTATCGTCTACCTCAATGATTTCTATATCATCGGGTTCTGGTAATGCTACTTCTTCAGACACGGCTTATACCTCTTGGATCTTGTACTACGGCTTCGGGTGTATCATCGTTAATCAAACGGAATTCTTTGCCATGAATTTTTATTCTGGTTCCGCTATACGCCCTCATTAAGATAAAGTCTCCCTCTTTGCACCAAGGCCCATTAGGAAATCGTTTTGTATCTTTATAACAGTCTGGCCCCATTGCAATAACAAACCCTACCATCGAAGCAGTTTCTTCGATTTCTAGCGTTGTCCTTGCTTTTATAATGCCGCCTTCTGTTTTTTCCTCTATCTCCGGTAATCCAATAAGGATGTGGTATCCAGTAGGCACTGGAAGTTGACTAGCTTTTTCTGTATCTGCTTTGTCTTCTTCAGCGCCAATGGACGTTACGTCCACTTCTGCTGCTGTCATTTTTTCACTCTCTGCAACACTTAAAGGGAAGTGTAGTACCCGCGCATCCTGATGATGCTAAATTTCTGTAAAGGTCTTATCTGCTACCTCTCGTATTTCTCTAGCAGCCATTTGTAATCCTTCTAGCTGCCCTCTAAACAATTTGTAGTCTTCAATAGACTCAACCGATCCTGCAATCAGCTTTTCTTTACAATGCGACTCTAGGTCGTTTAAACGCGACAATATCAAATCAATAAACTGTGGGTCAATAAAATCACCCATTGCGTTTTGGATTCATAATCTGATCTGCAAGCTTGCGACCTATTTCAGCGCCTTTACTTTTTTCTACAAGATTAGCTCGCTCAATTGCAGCATCTCGATCATTAGTTTTATCAACAATCCTTGCGCCAAGCTCTGCGCCAGCAATCTTAGCTTTAGCATCAAGCTCCGCTTGGGTAATCCTTTCTTCACTGTTGATCTTGATCTGAAGCTCGCTCATATCTTGCTCAAGCTTCATTCGCTCTAATTGATCTCTCATTTCTGCCTTACGAGCATCAAGCGCCAGTTTTTCTTGCGCTGTTGCTACTCGCTGCGCATCTGATTGCGCCTTAGCCATGGCGGTTTGCTCTTCGATTTGAAGTTCTTTTTGCTTCAACTGCAAGATTGGATCATTAGCTTGCGCAGCTTGCTGTTGTTGTTGAGCTTCAGCTTGTCCCTTTTGCAACAATTGTTCTGCTGCTTGTGCAACAAGTGATGACAACTTAGCTTCAATTTCAGGCGGCAACTCTGTTTCGGCAGAAGGAAGATCTAAACCAAGTTCTTTCTGAATCTCTACTCTGTACTGGAACGCCAAGTGTTCTGCAATATGTGCAGACACTGCGGCTTGAATAGCTTGTTGATTCGGAGCTTGCGCCATAAGTTCCATAATTCTTGGATCTTGCATTGCTGCCATATGCGTCTTGATATGCGCTTCGTGATCTTGATAGGCAAAAGCTTTTACTGGCTCTCCATTTATAAAATCCATATTTTCTGTAACTGGATCTTTAGGAGAAAGGTCATCTGTTTCTGGAACAAGTGTTTCTGGATCTCTTATTCCTAATGCCTCAAGCATTTGTCTATGCAGCGCTGGCAAATCATAAAGCTGTGGTGATTGTTGCGCCAACTGCATAGCCGCCTGATATTGCATAATCCGCTGCGACATAGTGGCAGCATTTGGATTTGCCACAGGTACTACGTCTATCTGATCATTAAAGTCTTTTTGAATATCTTGCTTTTCACCATACGGCTGGTATGGATACTCGCTTGGCCCAAAGTCTTTAACAATATTTGTAACAAGCCTTAGCTCATTTTTCATAGATGCATGTAGTCTTGCTTGTATTGCAGACATAACTTTCATGTTTCGCTCTATCAATGCAAGCGTAGTTCCCACAGGAGCTTGGCTATTCATGTCTGACGCCTTTACATCAGCCATTGATGCAAAGCGTCGAGCCTCTTCTACAAGGTTGCCAAGGAGGTTATAGAGCGTTGTGCTTGGTTCTTTGTATGGCAAAAACGAAATGTTTTCTTTAATTGTTCCACCGGGGACATCTACATCACGAAACTCTCCGGGCATAATTGGAGTATCGTCTGCGTTAATGCGCATACCCCTTGTCTTTAACCCGCCCGGAAGATTTGCCAAAGTACCTGCATCAACTAACTGGCGAAGTATTGAGGTTGAGGATTTAACTAGACCGCCAATCAAATGCACCAAACCTAAGCCATAAAAGCCCAAGCCCGGAATATATTCATAGTGTACAAAGTGATCGCGCTTACGCTTAAGCGGATCATCTTCATAATAGTTTCTGCGAATAGATAAAATCGCAGCAGAGTCTTTATCTACAGTAACAACATAAGGAATAGCTATGCCTGTAGGCTCGCCATCTTTCATATCTTCAAAGCCTTCAAGATCAAGCTCTACTTGAATCTCCAGCAAAGAATATACGGTTTCTCCAAATAAATAATTAGATCCACCTGATGGAGAATAACTTTCTCCTGTCAACTCACTGTATTTTTCTTTTACAGGGTCAACTGAAGAGTCACCGCCCTTTAGCTCTACGTCCCTATAAAAACCTGCAACTTGTAACTTGCGAACATCATTGCCCGTCTTGCGCATTCGATGCGTCATACGAGTTAATGATTTAAGATCTGTTGCTCCGTTAAATACAACTAAATCTTCTGCTGGAACAAACATTGAGCAAGGTCGGCCCATTGTTAGGTCATAATAAACTTTTTTAAATGCACTACCTGCTAGTGGTAGTGAAAATAACATCCGCTCCGTTTCTGGACGAAACTCAGTCATTTCTTCGGTAAGTAAATAATTTAAATAGTTTTGTATACGATTTGCTTGCTTATATATTTCATCGTCTGCTTCGCCAACTATCTTTGTTCTTGCTGGGCCTTGCGCTGGAAACAACTCTCCAATTGCCTGAGACTGAAATCTAATAACGGATTCAGCAAGTAGGGGGTGGTGTACGCCACAAGCTCCGGGCCACGGCTCAGTACGGTCTTCGATTTTCAAACCTAGTAGATCAAGACCCTCAACGTAGGTGTCTTCCCAATCCCTTCTGGATGCAAGGTCATCTTCAAATGCTGAAACAAGCTCAGACCCAAGCATATCGAGATCCATGTCATCCATGAACTCAGCAAGGTTTGCATCAAATGGCGCATCGTCTACTTTAGCTTTGGGATCAAAGTCAATAATCATCCCGCCATCTTCAGTCTCAATTGCAACTGAGTCGGGATTTTCTATCTCAATAACCATTGCTGGCTCAGAAGCTTCTAATCTTCCAGCCATGTCAGCCATTTCTAAAGCGTCTAGTGACTTATCTACAGCCATAGTGTTTCCCTCATCGCGGCGAGTTTAAACGCCCTAGTAATAGTTAGCAATTCGCCGTGGCTGGCTCTCTTCATAATCATCATGGTCTAGTGCAATAAAGCCGCCTTGCCTAAATCTAAGTAATGCTTGTGTTGATGAGTCAACCAAGTCATCGTGATCACCAATAGGAAATGAGGCAAACTCTTCAATCACTTCCTCGGCCCATCTTTTTGGTGGTGCCCAAACAATGCCTGATGCAAAAAAATCTGCAACAGCGTTTACACGAGACACCTTATCATTGCCACGAGAAGGAGTGTACTCCTGTACGCTTATACCCACAGCCCTTAATTCATAGATCAACGGCGCACCTGCGGCCTTTGCCTCCACGATAAACGCATCTGGTTGCCAATCTACATACATCTCATAGGCTCGTTTCTTGAGCGTAGGAAACTCCATACGCTCTTTTAAGGCATCTAATAGGATTATGTTGGGTGCAAGCATCCCTTCGTCATTTTCTTTGTAGAACACACCCCACGTTGTACAGGCAGAATAGTCAGCCCGTTCATGCTTCATAAACGCCGTATCCCAAGATTGAATTACAAACGACACATCAGGCGGATCACGCTCCTCCCAAACTTGCCACCAATCCCGTTTGATGATTGCAGACTCTTCAGATGTAGGCTGTTGCTGGTACTGCGCTTCCCATTTAGATATAGGCAGTTCGGCCTTAAGCTTTTCTAATTCATCAATCGGCCAGTATTCAGGCCATAATGAGGAACCTGATGGCAGTATTGCGGGTAGCTCAATGACTTCCCAATCATCAGATCCATCACGTTGCATGGAATCTCGCGTGATTTGCCCACACAAATCCTTCTGACTCCAGCGAGTCATCACAATAATAATTGCACCTCCGGGCTGAAGACGCTGCCGAGGGCCAGAACTAAACCACTCATAAGTAGAATCAAATACCTTTGGATCAGCCTGTTGTCCCTGTTGTTCTGAGTGCGGGTCATCTATAATAAGCAAATCAGCACCACGACCAGTAACGGCACCACCAACACCCACAGAGAAGTACTCACCACCACCTGATACATCAAAGCGACCAGCAGCCTTTGAGTCAGCAGTAAGTGATGTTTCGGGGAACACATCCCCAAACTCTTCACTACCAATCAAGTTTCTAACCATTCTACCAAAGCGAATAGCAAGCTCGGCGGTGTGAGACGCCATAATAATCTTCTTCTCAGGCATCTTGCCCATAATCCAAGCTGGCAATAACCAAGAGGTAAGCTGAGACTTACCCATACGAGGGGGCATGTTAATCATTAAACGCTTACATTCCCCACTAGCAACACGTTCAAACGCCCTTGCCATCTTCCTATGGTGCCCACCTTCCATAAATGCTGGCCATACAGAAGCACAAAAAGAAAGAAAGTCTTCTTGCGCCCTTTCTCTACGAACAGACTTCTCCAATGCCTCCATCAAATCCATTACTTGAATACGATCAGCCGCAGAAAGCGTTGACATTCTTTCTGGTGTCAACATTTGTTTCACACTATCCAGTTGTTCAGTAATTGATGTTGACATTTATCGCACTAATCCTTTACAGAAATGTAATATTTTTTTGCAAAATTTTTGTAGACATATAAATGTAAACTTTATTTGCGATTTAGGGGGTAGGGGTCATTGGTAAAGTGGGGTGCCTGACTGTGTATATTTGTATATACGGGTAGGTACGGGACTCCTGCGCTGTGTGCGCGGGGGTGGGGGTGCTCTGGGGCGTGTAAACGCGCTACGAGCGGGACTCCTGTGCGCATTATGCGAGCGCTAGTCCGGCGCATCAAGCGCATTGGGTGCGCCACGCGATAGCAATCCGTTTAAACGCTCCAAGATCACCGTAGGTGAATCCATGTCGGCCTTAGCGACCACCTGCTGCTCGACATACAGACGCGATGCCTTGCCACGATGGTGTTCGGCCTGTATAGCAGAGCTATATTGCCCAGCGTCACGCGCATCATCACGCAAAGCAGCCAGCGTATCGAGGTGTTCCCGTAGGGATACCGCCCGATCATCGGCCAATTCAGCGCCACGCTTATTAATTAAGTCTACGACTTCAGGCTTTTTAACCAACTCACTCCCCTTTTTGTCTGGATTACTGGCGTAGCCAGCCATACGCGCACTCTGCGCTTGTGTACGGCCTTCGGCCACATACCTAGCGAATAGGCGTTCCTTCACGCTGACCTGCTTACCCATGCATTACCCGTAGAGCGTTTAAACTGCAAAAGTTACCCGTAGGGTAATAAACTTAGTTACGAAATAAAAGTTGACAGTTTAAACGGAATCTGGGCATAGTGATTGGCGTCGACGGATTGGGCAGCCCATCTAACCCAGCTTACCGACGATCACTGAATGGGTGTAGGCCACCTCCGATCAGGTATCGGTGTTTCGATCTCACGGCGGATCGGAGCGAATCAAGCTGGCATTGTGTGCAAGGCAATGCTGCGAAGGCTTGGGCAAAGGATGTCGGGGCGTTGGAGTCACCTACTCCGACACGAAGTGTACCGCTGGGATAGCGGCAGCGACGTAGTCGGATAGGCCAAGAGCGTCAACGGAGTGAACCGGCTAGGTGTGTTCGCAGATCGGTATGAGGCCCGTGATGCACCTGAAGAGTCGCCACAGAAAGCGACTTGGACTAGACGATAGATTCACTAAAGATCGAGAGATTATATCTCTGATGCGCTTACTGCTCACCCTGTGAGCGTATCGAGATCGAATTTCACTAATGTTTAATCGCAACCAAAGGAGTACTGCTATGCAGTCATACAAGACACGAGAAGAATGGTTACAAGCTGCGCTTGTTATGTTGTTTGAGATGGTGTTTGCCAATGCTGGTATCTCACCTGCCGCATGGGAATCACGGCGCTACCGTGTGTCCTGCGGTTTCCCTATCGGGTATCGTGGATCTAAGAGCGGCAAGGTCGTGCTAGGTCAGGCATTCGACGCATCAATCAGTGCCGATGGCACTATGGAAGTGTTCATCAATCCACTAGTGGATGATGTCACCGAGGTGCTGCGTATCCTACTACATGAATTCATTCATGTTTGGGCTGGCATCGAATGTGGTCACAAAGGCGAGTTTGCCAGAATCGCTAGAGCCGTAGGCTTTACCGGCCCGATGACACAAACCCCTGCTTCCCCAGCTCTGCTGGACACACTCAAGGATATTGCCGACATACTCGGAGAGTATCCCCACGCTGCAATCGACGCCAATCTTCGCAAGAAACAAGGCACTCGTATGCTCAAGATCCACTGCAACGAATGCGGATTCACCGCACGAGCTTCGCTCAAATGGCAATCGACCATCACCGCCGAGTCGCATTGTCCTTCCTGCCACCTCGCTGGATGCCTAGTCACAGACTAGGTTTCCACACTGTTTAAACGCAACAAAGGAGTACGAACTATGTTCGATCATTCTAACACAATCGAGCCACGCCGCCTAAACAAACTGACCGAAAGGTTGTCCCATGTGAGCGAGCTTGTCGCTGCTAACCTACATGGGTTATCAGCTATCGCTGACAGCCTGTCTCGTGATGAGCGTTCCGCTTTGTCCCTGCTCTGCACACTGTACCGCCTGTCCCCCCAGATGCCTGTCGAAGACAAGATCACCCTCTGGGCACATGGCCCTGATGGTGGCAAGGCAGCTACGCTGACCAGCGATGATCTGGATCGCATGGTGGCCCAAGTCACCGAGCGGCTTGAGTCTAAGATCGAAGATCTGGAGCGTCAGGTGGCGGCTACTCGTACTGTCAGACACGAGATCGTGATCGGTGATGAGATCGTAGATCTCGGTGATGTTCATGTTCACGAAGTGTTCGATGACATCCTACCTACGGTAGCAGTTGGAGAGAACGTGTATTTGGTCGGCCCTGCTGGATCAGGCAAGACCACCATTGCGAAGCAAATCGCTGAAGCGCTTGGCCGAGACTTCTACTGCTACGGTGCCATCAAGTACGATCACGACGTAGTCGGTTACGTCAAGCCCGACGGTTCGTACTCACAGACTAACTTCTACAAGGCGTTTAAACATGGTGGCCTCGTCCTGATGGACGAAATGGACGCATCATCCAGCAATGCGCTGCTGGCGTTGAACGCTGCACTAGCCAATGAGTTTGCCAGCTTCCCTTTGGGGAACGATGGCGAGGGTGGCATGGTTGATCGGCACCCCGACTTTGTCGTGATTGCTTCGGCCAATACCTTCGGTCACGGTGCATCTGCACAGTATGTGGGACGCAATCCCATGGATATGGCTACGCTTGATCGTTTCTGCAACATCACGATGGGTTACGACGAGTCGCTAGAGCGAGCCATCACCGGAAACGATACTTGGGTGGACTACGTCCAAGCTGTTCGCCACGCCGTGGCACATCACAAGATGCGCTACATCGTAAGCCCAAGGGCTTCGGTCAAGGGTGCCAAGCTGCTAGCGGCTGGCGTGTCACCGGATCGTGTAGCAGCACAGACGATATGGAACAAGGGCTTCAGTGAAACTGACAAGCACAAAATCTTGGACGAAATCGGCGGGGATGTCTTCGCCTTTGTGGAGGCAGCGTAATGAGCATAGCAACGTACAACGCAACATGGGACGAGTGCATGGCAGATATGCACCGTGATCCGAACGAGGCATGGGGCGATGAGCCATCATCAATCAGCGGCACCCACGAGTTCACCGGATCTAATTCCTTTGAGGAATCACAGCAGCTTGCGATCAGCGGCTGGGCCGAGGGGCGCGATGCCATGGACGCCGACGTTGAGTTTGCCAAGGCAAAAGAGGCATCGTTTAAACGACCTGAGTGGGAGTATGGCATGGCAGGTCAGCGAGTTTGTGTCCCCAGCTACGCTGCCGGAGCGCCAATGCACATGATGTTCATGGACGATGAGGACGCCAAGCCGCTACCGATTGTGCGAATCTACTGCGACATCGGCGCTGTGTGGTACACCAGCACTGAGGCGATGATCCGCAAGGGTGCCGCAGTGGTTGCACTGATCGACCAGATCGAACGGGCTGGGCAGCGTGTCGAGTTGATTGCTACGCAGATCAGCAAGACGCATCGCCAGTACGATGAGCAGCACATCTTCATCACGGTCAAGCAGCCCGACGAGCCGCTTGATCTTGATCGCATCAGCTTCGCTGTGGCACACCCCAGTATGCTGCGCCGAGTGTGCTTCCGCATCATGGAGTTCACTTACGACAAGCCAGTATCTGCCTACGGCAGTGTCGAGGAGATGAAGGACATCCCAGAGGATGCCATGTACCTACCGCCCATGCTTGGCGATACGGGGTACGAGGACATGGACGCAGCGCTGGCCACGGTCAACGATGCATGGACTGAGAGCGCGGCCTACCAACAGGCCGCTTAGAAAGAATGCTTGACAGGTGATGCTGTCTCGTATTACTACTGTAAACCATCGCAACAAAGGAGAGCCGCGATGACTTGAACCTAAGCCTTCCACCGTCAATCACCTCACATGAGTGACGGGTCATGGGCATGGAGTCTGATGTGGGGTGCGCCTTGGGAAGTCCGACCAAGGGTAAGCGACAAGAGATGCGACCTCATGGGCCATATCAATAAGCCCCAGCAAAGCCTCGGCATTCTATTTAAACGCAACGAAGGAGTAACTATGTTAATCGAAAAGCAATCGCTGTTCTCAGGCAAGACCCACATCATGGATCTGCCTGTCACCCAAGAGCAAATCGCTCGTTGGGAAGGGGGCGCATTCATACAGGATGTGATGCCCGAACTGTCCGAATCTGAGCGTGAGTTCCTGATCTCAGGAATGACCGACGAGGAGTGGACTGAGTGTTGGGGGGAGGAGGAGTAACCTCCTCTTTTCAATCTGTTTAAACGCAACAAAGGAACAACCATGACCAAGCCTAACGCAGCAATCGCACACTTCCTGATCGGACTCGACGGGAAGGACGCCAACACGGAGAGCCGCGAGGGTAGCCTGTACCTACATGGCAACCTG